GTTAGGATTATACTTATTAGAATTGATTAGGTGTAATACAGGTGTAATGTTAGTATACTTTATTGATAGTAACGGTCGTTATATCTATATCTATAGAGTATACTATACCTATCTTGTATTAGTGAAATCAATTCGATTGTGAGTATACTTATTCCTAGTATACTATATTTCTCTATTTATGAAAGGGCGTATCTTCCAGGAGTTACGCGGGCGTGCGATGGATTTTGAATTTTGGAAAGGTAAAGATCGAGATACCGGCACTAGATTGACAGTGCAATGGAACTCTAAATGGGGGTCATTTACTAAAGGACAAACAGTATACTATCAAAGCAAGGAGTATACTGTCGTCGATATACAGATTGATTTGTTTATAACTTGTAAACCTACTACCGTGGTATTTATTGAAAGGGTCGATGATGAGCGTTGCTAAATACTTTAAGGAAGGTGCTAAGGATGATTGGGATTATCCTGTGCCTGAGGGATGGTACTTCTATGGCGAAGATGATGGAGCTACAAGGTATGGTCCTTATGCGAATAAGGAACTATGTGAGAATGCGTTTATTCGTTACTGTAGAGATTTGGACCGTAAAGATTTAGAAGATTACAATAATAGTATACTTAAAGGAGATGATGATGCTACTAGTTGATGCTAAGGCTGGAACGGGAAAGACAACGACCAGTATGTTTGGTTTGGGGGCTAAGGTTCCTAGATCCATGAAGTTGTCTGATGAGCAAAAGGATATCATTAAGTTGATGAGATCGTTTAAGTGGCATTCATGTGCTGCTCAAGCGTTCAATAAAGATATTGCTGAGGAGTTGAAGTTAAGAGTACCTACTGGCGTAGTTGCTGCTACTTGTAATTCGTTTGGCAATACTGCATGGTTGAAGCATCTTGGAGTATCTAAGATCAAAGTAGATGCTTTCAAGAGTAATGTTATCTTCAGGGAAGTGGCGTACAGACTGGACTACCACGAAAGGATGAAAATAGAAAGTTCTGTATGTCCTTTGGTGAATCATTGTAAGAATTATCTTATCGATCCTGTTACTGAAGTCGATAGAGTCAAGTGGCTTGCTGATAGATTCGATCTGGACTTTGGACCTAGTATACTAGATTTCGTTCAAGAGGTATTTAAGAAAGGATTGGATGGATCAAAAGTCATTGACTATAACGATCAAATATTTCTTCCTATCTGGCATGGTATTAAGATTCCTAAGTACGATCTTGTACTTGTAGACGAATTGCAGGATCTTAATGTAGCTAAGCAAGAGTTCGCATTTAGGATGGCTGGTAAGTACATCGTCGGTATTGGCGATGTGAATCAGGCAATCTATGGCTTTTCTGGTGCTGACTCTGATGCTATGACTAACTTCGGCTTAAGGATGAAAGAAGCAGGAGAGAGTAATAGAGATTTAGGATGTGGTGGGTATACTACGTTGCCTTTGACGATTACTAGGAGGAATCCTAAGTTAGTTGTGAGAGAAGCAAATAAGTATGTTCCTGCTCTTAGGGCTGCTGAGGATGCTGAAGATGGTATTGTCGATAGCGTGAAAGAAAGTACATTTATTGATGATCTGTGTAAAGACGAGAATGGAAGAATGATCCTGTGTAGGGTAAATGCTCCGTTGGCGTCTCTAGCGTTTAGGTTGATAGCTAGGAATAGACGATGCTATATTCAGGGCAAGGATATAGGGTCTGGCATTAAGACTAGCGTTAAGAGTACCAAAGAGGATTCGCTAGATAAAGCTGTTGGTAAGGCTATCGAGAAAATCAACAAGAGAGTTGATGAGATAGTTAAGAAACCATTTCCAGATGAGACTAAGATAGAGTCTCTAAAGGATAGAATATTCTGTATTCAATTCCTTAGTGATGGATGTAAATCTATAGACGAATTCTGTGGTAAAGTGGATAACCTGTTTAAGGATGCTGGTGCTTCTGGAGATCATCAGTTAAGTAGTGTGCATAAAGCTAAAGGATTGGAGAGAAAGCATGTATGTATCTACAAACCATCCAAGTTGCCTTTCCTTCCAGGGATGCGGAGGAATAAGGACGGTAGTGTAGGATTCCAAGCTCAGCAAGAGAAAAATCTGACGTATGTGGCTTATACTAGGTCTATGTATCAGTTGTCTTTTGTACTTGAGAATGTAAAAGAACGGTACGATGGCGACAATGAGTACGATTCGGATGTTCAAGCGGAATCTCGTCGTAGTGGACAAGCGTATGGTAAAGCTTTGCAAGAGGATGACTTAGAGGATAGATCAGGTATCTATTCTGATAAATTAGGTAGAGACAGGACAGAATACTAGGTATACTTAAAGGAGATTTATTATGAAAGTTGAAAGAACAGAGCGTGGTTGGGGTGGGCATTTCATTTGTTCGCCGTATTGTCTATTCCGTAGAAATACGTTACTTACTTGTGGTGAGGTACGTATAGTAGTATCTACGGTAGGTAATTATATGCTGAACGATAAGGTTAAACAGATTGGTCTAGATCGCTATTTTGAAACAATGGCATTCCATTCTGATCCAGAAGACACTAGATACTTTGATGCTGATGTTACTAGAGAAGTATCTTTTAAGAGTCCTTGGTCGATAAATAAGAAAGACGCTGATGATGAGGCTAACGATATGCACGAAACAGTCGTTGCTGAAATTATCGAGATTCTTCATAGAGGAGTAGAGTGTTGAGAAGGATGCGGGCTGCTGGACGAAAGAAAGGTAGGTTGCGATTCTTAGCTTCAGATTGCAGCCAGTTGATGACTCCCTCCATGTTCTTGCGGATATAGGAAGGAGTCCATACGTCTAGTATGTCTTTATGGCCTTTGCATGCACACCCCTCGGATTCCTGGAAGAAGATGGATAGGGTGTTGGATAGTCGAGTGCCAAATCCATGAGAGTGACCGTCTACTACTGAGCGTAAGTATACTGGGTCTAGATCTGGTTTGTAGACTAGAGCTAGCGTAATTGTATGTGCGTTCAGTCGTCTGGATCTAGGACAATTAGTACATGCGAGACAGGTAGATTCATCGATAGGTACTGCTATTTCTGCTATCGATGATGCTATCTCGCAGGTATTATCTATGTTGTGTGGGCAAGCCATTTCTTACCTATTCCGCATATCACTGGAAAACCGTATAGGTCGATTAAGGTATCTAGTGCTATGACTTCGTAGTCTTTGAACAAGAAATGCGTATAAGCATCCATACCGAAACGGTAACAATCTATAGGATACCTATGTAAAGGAAATCCAAATGTGGGTGTTGATATGATTAGCGTTCCTCCAGGTAATAGTAGAGATTTAAGATGCTCTACTGTTCTCCAGGGATTGATATCGTGCTCTAATGTCTCACAGCAAATTACAGCATCGTATGAATCTGTTAGGTCTAATACGTCATCTATAACTAAATCAACGCATGGTCCTTCTTGTCTATCTACGCCTAGATAAGATTCGCTCTGTATAGCATCTCTGATAGTTCCATTTATATTTAGAGATCCTACTTCTAATACAGACTTGAAAGGTTTAACATTTCTTCGTACAAAATCTATAATTGCAGGAATCATATTTGTTCATTGATTAGTGGTGATTGACCTAACCATGCTTCTGCACAGTACCTATTGTAATTGAATGTTTTTGGGTGAGGTAACTTAGTGATATAGTCTGAACGTGCCCACCAGAAATTACCTGAATAGTGTTTGTGTGCATGTACGTAGAAACTGTCAAAACCAGCACCTCCATTAGTAATTCTAGGACCAGAAGTCCATCTGTAATACAGGTGACTTACTCTATTGATCCAATCAATAAGCGTAAAATTACTTAAATCTCTTCGCCATAGTCTATGCTCTAAGGAGTCTGGTCTGGATACTCCTTTTAAATGGCAATAGCAGATAGCAGTATTCTCTTCAAGTTCGTCGTACAGTAACTCTAACGTAGGGAACTCGTATGATGTTAGCGACTGTTTGGTGTTTAATACTCGTACATTAGGTACATCAGGTATACTACCGCCAACACTAGCTAAAGTAATCTCTGCTTTACGTAGTAGTCCACTAAATCTAATATCTTCCAGGATTTCAGATAGTAGCGGTTCCCAAGTGTACATCTTCGCTACGTGTACGTAGACCTTTAATTTGTTGAACATATTTCTTAATATCACTTACTTCGATAATGTTAGGGCAGACTTGAGAGAGTTGCTCGCGGGTAATGCGGGGATGATACAGGCAAGGGAGTGCTTGGGAATTAGAGCGAACTATCTCTGATCTGATCCAGTTGTACCATCTAGCTATTTCAGGAATAGGATCTGCTAGTTTAGATGCTAAAGATAGAGTAATATCATAGCCGTTAGCATCTACTTGATTGCCGCAATGTAAGTATCTGATTGCTGTGAGTAATGGTTCTCTTGGTCCTCTATACAGTACGCATACAGGATTATCGTACAGTGTGTGATTTAGTGATAATGAGGAAGGATCTGTAAAAAATGTCACAGGTTCTTCTTTACCAGAGATACTTGAAGAATCACCCATTTGACCTACTAGCCATTTAGCTGGACAGTATACTTTAGTTGTAGGATCTTCGTGCCATCGACCTAGGTGATGATCGATATGCTCTCTAGAATGGAATGGCAAATTGGTTAAGTGTTGGTATGCTGTTAGCATTCCTGCTGAAGATATACCAAACGCATGAGTACGATTGACATTGAATGGTCGATATACGTGCTCATTTAATTTGATTGGAGGATGAGTATACTCATGGACTAGTTGTCCTCCTAAGTATACTTGCTGCCAGTCCTCCGGCACCGACTCCTGGAAGATAGAGAGGTCTGTGACGTAGGAGGGTAAGAACTTAGCATCATCCTCGAAGACTAGGTAAGAGCCTATACGGTTGTTTAGACAGTACTCTAGTATACTTATGTGTGATCGGTAACATCCCCATGCTCCATTACCTGCGGTCCAGATATCTGGAGGTTTGCACGTGTCTCCATGTATTGCTGGCCATACTTCAGGATCAGGTATACCAAGATTTTTAGTCTGACTGAAGAATTCTTTTAGTCTAGTATCTTTATGCGGTAGCGATATTACGAACGAACGCTCGAACATTTTATTGCTTCTTCTACAAGGGATTTGGTTGTTAGGTATCCTCCTAGTGCGACTTTAAGGGTATCGTACCAGGATACTGACTGGGAATTAAGATGTGATATAATTTCTGGAATTCTATCAATACATCCATCAGTTCCCCATGAATCCATTAGGGTTGCGTACTCATCACAGCCACAAGTCTCTCCTTCGGAAATCCCTAACTTCTGGAAGATACGGCGTAGGCAAGTTCCTGGTCTGTTGAAGTAGGTATTATTAAGTTGATTGAATGTGTCAAGTAGTGCTGGATTCTTACTGTATTTGTAGGCTATGGATACTGTGACTACGTTCAGTGCCTGTGGTCTATCAGTATCGTTACAAGCTGTACAAGTATACTTGTCTACAGGAACGCTAATACCTGCAAGTCTAGTAGCTAGATTGCAGGTATTTTTATTGTTGTGTATGCAATTACGCATCTGCTACTACATAGTTTCTAATTTGAAGAAGTTGAGTATCTAGGTTTGCACTAGCTAGTCCAGTTGCTGTTCTTATATCTGCCTGAGTAAGTGTAGAGAATCCAGTAGCAGTAGCCCATGATCCTGCTCCGTGTGCAGTAGCTAGATCACTAGCGACTTGAGTGCTTATGGTGGATGGGGTTAGCCCTGTTACAGAACCTACCGAACCTCCTACGTTACCAGTGACAGAGGCTACAGATCCGGTTACAGATCCTACTGCTCCTGTTACCGATCCAACCGATCCAGATACGGATACTATAGTCAGTCCAGTTCCTAAGGCTACTCCATTCATCAACGATTTTCCAACAGATAAAGCAACTGTAAAATCTCCGGCAGTAGTATCTTGCCAAACACCAGTAGCAATCTGGGCTGCTGTTAGATTAGTTGGTGCTGTGTATCCTGCTGTAGCTAGTCGGGAAGAAACGGCCACATCTAGATTCGATGCTGTTAAACCTGTTACTGATCCTACACTACCTGATACAGATACTATAGTTAGTCCAGTACCGAGGGCTACTCCGTTCATTATTGATTTACCAATAGACGCCGCTACTGTAAAATCTCCTGATGTAGTGTCTGTCCAAATACCTGTAGCTATTTGTGCTGTTGTTAGCTGGTTAGTAACTGTCGTTACTGTCGGTATAACTGCTCCAGTATGTGTAACTCCAGATAGTACTATTCCAGTTGCTGCGGTTATGTTGGTAGTAGACGCTATGGTAGCAGGGAATGTTGCTGCGAGGAAACCTGTAGGTTGAGTATACGTTGCCATTCGAGAAGAGATAAGGGCGTCTAGGTTAGATAATCCTAGATTAGTAGCTGCTTGAGGATCAAAAGCAACCACACCATATTCTACGTCTACTACGTCTGCCCCTGTAGCAGTTGCGTGTAAAATTAGAGGTCCTAAGGTAGCTGTATCTGTAGCGTTACCTGCTACTTTGTACCAACCGCTACCTACTTCTGTAACTGCTCCTGATGGGGCGGCAAATGCTGCTCCATTTTTAGACAGTGTTACTGTAGGCGATAGGCCAGTCTTAGGGCTTAGATGATCTATAGAATCGATCATCAAAAACATAAGAGGCTGTGCTGTTTGTGATTGCTTTAGTAATCTCATCGTGCTGGTCTCGAACCTACGCGGTTACAAGTAAGTGTCTGTCGTCTAATAACAACTACCTGTGGGTAAGCTATTATTCTTATCGGTGAAACAAAAGGACCGACCCCTAGACGGGAATTTCTAAGGGGCTTCATTAGCGGAAATAGTATTACAGCCATAGTATACTTCCTAATTCATTGCGACTACTTCCATGTCGTGTACTTGCATCGTTTCTGCTGTCGATCCAGAACGTAATGCTTGTACACTAATGATTAAAGCCGCTGTTAAATCGCAAGCCGCTGACACTACTGGAGCGGAAGCAGGAATAAGTAATGGTTGTAATGTAGAGGCGATCACAGCATTGTTAAAATGAGCTTTGCCCGTACAGAATAGTGTACCTGTCGATCCAATAGAGCGACAATGTACAAATGCTTCTAATGCCCACGACAGATTAGTCTGGGAAGCGGTTAAGGCTACGGCTGCACTAGAAGCAAGAAGGACACCGTTAGCTGCCGCTCCAGTTCCGTAGTATATCCCAAATGATAAGTTACCTGGAGTTGCCGCAGTTGTAATACGCCCAAATAATCGAATACGAAGTTTCTTACCGATACGTGCAAAGTATTGACCGCCTAGAACTGGAAAATTAGAAGCAGGATACAGAGCAAGATTAGTTGTAGATAATGTAACTGCGGCAATGTCAGTACCGATAAATGGTTCGCGTAGATCGTTGTAGAAAGGACCGTCCATAATAAGTTCCTTAGGAATAGGAGATTGAAGTTAGTACGCCAGATGTGTAGGTGAATGTTTTTGTTAGTGGAACTCCGGCAGGAACTAGTCCTGATAGAACTATGGTAGTTAATACTCCTGAAGTATAGTTGAATGTCTTAGTTATAGTTCCGCCAGGGACAGTATACACTATGGATGCAAGTATATCTGAAGAATAACTCCATGCTCCGGCATATGCTTGTAAATTCTTGTTGATCGTTTCAAATGTACTTTGTTCTTCAGTCAGAGTTATTACTTCGGTCTGTCGCAGACCTAGGTTATTGTAGATAGACCAACCATTAGCACTTTCGTATTGAGCAGTACATCCTGGATCTATCGTTACCTTAAAAAATACTTTAGTTGTATCTTTTGCTAAAGTAAATATATGAACTACTGTATCCGCATTGTACAGTACAAACCGCATTACTCGTTTCTGAACAGACGCAGATCCAGTAAGTACTGATACATTAGTAGTTCCTGTAGTAGCTCCTTCAGCCGAAGAAGCCATGTTATAAGTACCACCAGTAGCAGATACATAGCTTAGTGACCATAAAGGTTCAGTGGTTGTAGCTGCTGCATCGGTCTTTACATGGAAGTCTTGACCTGATTCGATTATTATCATAGTACTCTATCTGGGTTAAGGTCTATTGGATCGAAACCTAGGTTTACTCTAAATGGTGAATCGCTAGGAGATTCTTCTGGATCTACGCAAGCTGGAGCAATGACTAACCAATCTCCAAAACCAGCATCCCATTGACACAAGCAAGTAGTTCTACAAGTCAATCCAAATTTCTTACAAGTACCTAAAGCTAGTTCTCCGTCATATGCTCCACTTCTTGGAGGAACTTCACAAGTACATCCTGTTAAAACAACTGATGAAGACGAAGATGATGATGAGCTAGAGGAAGACGGTGTAGATGATGAAGACGAAGGACTAGATGAAGAGGATGATGGACTAGACGAACTTGATGATGAACTTGAGGAAGATGATGAGGAAGATGATGAGGAAGATGATGAACTAGAGGAGGAGCTAGTACAACAGCATATTACCATAGGTAAGGACATAGTATACTTCCTATTGGTCTAAGGCATGCCAGCTAGTTCGCCATAGGATGGTGGTGGTGGTGGTGGATCTGGTGCTGCTGGAGTAGTTGATGGTGGACATACATACTCTTGTTGTATTGCTATCCATCTATAATTTACACAATCCCATTTAACATAGACCATAGCTCCTGCTTGACCATAATTCCATTTGAACAGATTGATTACGTATACTCCTTCAAATGCGTCATTATCTGGAACTAACCCATCTAGTCCATATGCTGGAACTACCCAGAAGCCTGACAGTATACCTTTGTACTCTTGGTATAGATAGCCTATCCATTCTTTACATTGCCTATCTAACGGTTTAGTTATCGTTGGCTTCTTTAGGTAAGGATATGGTTCTCCAGACAGGAATGTTCTCGGTCCTGATCCTAGGTCTGCATACGATACTTTTGAGGTAGTAGGTTTAGCTGTTAGATCAAAGTTCTTATAAAACGGATAGGATATATAGTCTCCGCATATTCTGTCTGCTGCTTGGTAAAATGGTCTTAATCCTGCTGCTAATGAATTCAGTGCGGCGGCGTTTGTAACAAAGCCGTCTTGATCGTAGATAGCTGGAAAGTACGGCATGTATACTTGAAGACTATCTCCTTCGTTACCAGCGTACCAGTCTCTATAGTCAAAGTCGTTGGGATATTGTTGACAACAATCTAGTATAGGATATATGGTCGTTATCGATGTGTACGGATCAGGAATTACTTGATTCTGTATATCCTCCATCTTGTTGAAATCATCTGAGGCAGGAACTATCAGACTGTATACTCTAGCTGTATTGCTTTGATATGTCCATACTAAACCGTAGGCAGAACACAATTTATCTACAGCTTCTACTACATTCATTCCTTGAATAAATACATCGTAAGGAGTTGCTGCTGGACCAAAGTACAATAGTCCAGGAATAATATCCTGTAGAATTTGTTGAAGGGTTAGTGGTGTATCATCTGGCGGAATGATAGCTGCTGTGTTAGCGAATTGTGTCCTTCGATTGATGACATTGTAATTGCGTTGGATTGTAGCTTCTGTCAGTCCGAACTTCTCTTCTCCTGTGTGAAGTATCCTAGTCTTTTTAGTTGCATTTGGATGTTCTATTTCGGTAACATCTATAATGTATATTTTGACTGAATATGCTACTCCAGGTATAGTTAGGTTTACTGTCTCTCCTGTTATATACTGAACATTGTCAGAGATAAAGTACCCTTCGCCATATCCGCCTATAAACTTAAATGTTTGCATGTTACATTTAGCTAGTAGGTCTGTAGATAGTCCTTTTCCTATGTAGTATTCGTGGTAAGGACTAGAGTCTTTTACTGGTTTACCATTTAGGAGCATCGCTATATTCCTGGAAGATAGGGTTGTCCTCTAGGGAGAGGATGAATTAAAGGGACCATGAATCAGTTCGATTGCGTTAGTCCCAGTAAGGCATAAGCATCATGCTATTCCTTTGCCTTACATATTTGGAGTATATTGTTCTCGGTAAGTATACTCATATTTCTCTGTAGGTATACCTAGACTTTGACTGGGGCAGGTTTAGGGGGAGTTGCTTTCTTAGCTGTCTCTAGTTTCTCTGCCTGAGGAGTTCCAGCATTGTCAAAGGATTTGGGAACTATGCGTTTGATTTCATAGTCGTCTGTGAACTTGTTGTATGGCAGGAGTATTAGATCCAAGATCTGCTGTCGAAAATCGGTAATGAGATCTGATCCAATTGGAGTCAATGATGCAATGAATGCCATCAGAGGAACCATTCGTCCTGTAGCTGATCCTAATCCAGAGGTCTTCGATTGAACTACTTCAGGAGGTATACCTAATCCTTCTAGTTCTTCATCTGCTAGTCGTTGTAGGTACTCTACCATTCCTTGAGGAGTTATATTTGCTTTAGGAGGAACATATTCCCAATCTCTCTTGCCGTCTAATCCTTTCTTCGCAGGGAATATGGACGTAGAACCTGATCGTTTGGCTTCCATCATTTCGACTGCTAAGTGCTCGTTATTGTACGGTACTCCATTCTCATCTGTGAATGATCCTTCAGGATAGTATAGCTCTCCTCCATCGTATGCATTTTTGAAGAACCATGTTCGGCGGATATCTCTAGCTCCCCCCATCATCCAGGTTTCGTGCCAGGGAACATGTGCTCCTCTAAGCCGAGATAGACCGTAGAAATAGTCATGCTCTCGTTTATGTAAATGCCAGAATCCCTTACCTAGAGGGATAAAGCCATTGCGATCATTGTTACGAACAAAACCTATAACTCCATTGTTCTTAACTAGTGGCTGAAGTGCCATAGCTTTGTACGGATGTAGGTTATCGAAGATCAGTTGCCCATCTTTAGTTAGCTTGTACTTGACTTCTGATCCAGAGAATCCCCATTCGATAGCTTGCATCGCTTTGAAGATACCTACTTCCCAGAAGCGATTGAGTTGCTTGATGATGAACTCTTCTTGCTTCTTGTTCTTGCAGAATACCGCATAAGGGAAGTGATAGTCTAATTCAATGATAGCCTGAGATATATCGGGAGACTTAGACTCTTCTTCGCTAAAGAATTTGGTGTATGTAGCTATCGGTCCTTTGATGAGCGATAGACCAAACTCGATTCTAGGATCTCTTAGCATTGTCGATATAGTCATCATCGAGAATACTGGATGATGATGGGCGTATCGAGAATCGACTAGTTGATACTGTCTCTGTATCGGTGCTTGGCTCTTAAGATGACCGAGCATGTAGTTCAAATCAATTTTCGACGTAGGAGTCGATTTCTTCATTTCATCGAGCATGGGTTCCGCCCCTCCCATTCCTGGAAGATAGAGTGCATGTTATTGGGATGCTGAGTATCTCGTTAGTGGACGAGATAGTATACTTAAGTGCGAATTAGAATACTAGGTGGCTAGTTGTTGCCTAGTAGGTTCTGGCATGGTATTGAGGGCCATTTGGACTTTAGCTTGTAGAGCTAGTTCTTTATCTTCTGTGGCTTGTAGGGTAAGTTGGTATGCTGCTTCGGGAGATAGAGGAACTTTTCTATTTCGTTCCTCTATCTCTTCGATAGCCTTTATCGTAGGATCTATGTAGTGGAGGAGGAAGAGGTCTCGCTCGGTGAGTCCTGAGTAGCCATAGCGTCTGATGGTTCTGGCTCTGGGTATAATTTTTTTTTGACATCTTGCATTACTTTATGAGTTAAGTCCCATATAGATCCTGCTGCTGTCTTTGATACTTTCCGTTTGTACTTCTTTTGGAATGCTCTAGCGATCTCTTCTTCTATGGAAGAGTCTTCAGGAACATTTCCTATTCTGATAGAATCTATCATGTTGGCTACGTCAATAGCGTCAACTATGATAGGTTCTTGTCCATCAGGGAATTTGAATCGAATTTGGGTTTCTTCTGCTGATGGGAGAAAACAGTCTAACATGGTCTGATCCTTAGGGAAGGAGTATAGGATAGTATACTAGTAAATGGTACTGATGCAAGTGGGAATAGGTAAAGGGTAAGTGTGGGAACGGGAGAATGGGGTAGGGAAGGGGGATGGGTTAGGAGTAGTATCCTGGATGGCCGGTACTCTTCATGGTAGCCATGATATCTTCAGATCTGATGTTGGACGATACGTTGTAGAGAATGTCCCACATAGCTAAGTATACTGGGGTAGTATCTGATTGAGCTATTTGTTTGTGGGATATACGAGCTACGTCTGTTCGTTCTACAGGATTGCCTGCTACTGAGGTAAGTACTGGAATAGGAATTCTATGTCCTGCTCTAATAGCAAATCCTTTCATTCTTATTTTGAATGTGGATATACCTCTAGAAACTGTTTCTGGTTGATAGTATCCAGAATCTATGTTTGATGTTTCGTTATCTATCTGAAATCCTATTGTTCCTCTTCCTACTCCTCCATCTGCATTATTGTTTCGATAGTAGGCGTTCGGTACAGGCTGTAGGTAGGAAGCCTGCATGTTATCGTTTGTTTGGATAAGCTCAAAGCTATTGTCGTAATGAACCCATGAGTAGTTGGGATCTACTCCTACTGATGGAGCGTAAGAGCTAGGTTCATTTTGTTTTATGGTTTCTCCTGCTGTCGCGTTTCCTGGAGAAGAGCCAGGGGAGACTGGTAATGTTAGATCTGGATCATTTTCTAGAGCTAGTAGTTTGGATGGTGTGATTACTGGTGCTTTAGGAAATTGCTCATATCCAAGTACGCATTGCGAATAAGATATAGGAGCTTCATACTGATAGCCCATAAGTCCGTTAGTAGCTGAAATGTCTACAGCATCCCAAATAAACCATTGATTGGATAATGGAACTGCTGCTGAAGTTGCTTCTACTAATCCTGTTGTTGCATTAGGTCTGTAGCCACTATTGACTCTTGAGAGTACTAATGACTTACTCATTAGACTTTCTAGTGAGGTAGTTATTAGATATTCAAAGTCAAAGGATATACTTCTAGTGTATATCGGATTGGTTATATGCATTTTGAGGAGTAGATACTTGTTCTTAGTTGCTGCTGCATCTGCATTCTGGTTTCCAGGTTTTAGGGCATCTAAGGCAGCGGCTTTATCTAGTTGTTCTAGATTTCTAAGTCGTTCCTTTAAGATCTTCTTGAATATGACCCACGCCCATCCTTTATGAATACGAGGAGGTAATGTAATCTTTGCAGATATCTTACGGTTCCATTTATAGAAGCCATCACCCAGCAAAGCAGATGACATATCGTCTGTGCATTCAACATTCTTAGTGAATGGATGGAACGCACTGTCGCTAGGAATTTCAGTATACGTAGCTTCAAAGATTGCTGTTCTTCTGTCTGTTGACAGTTTGGTAGACTTCTCTTGACGCATTCCTTGGAAGGATGCTCCTGCTTGAATACTGAATGAGTTCATCAAGTTGTTGAATGGATTTAGGTCTGTGATTATCGATGCTGCTTCATAGGTGACTCGTTGTACAAAGGATACATTTCCTTCATGGTCAACGTCCATATTTAGTTCGCTGACGAATTGAACTAGGTTCTTTAATGATCCTGTAGCACAATGGCTTATGCATGATGTAACAGTCCATTCAATATCTATTGCGTTGTTAGTTACTGCTGGCGTAACTGATAGAGATACTGGAAGCGGTCCTAGTGTGAGATCTGGTGTAAAGTCTGTTCCTGCTACTCCTACATTTCCATTGATCGTTGGTGTAGTTCCTAGTCCTGTAGGGTATATCTTTAGTTGCAATCTTGGTGTGCTTAATATCTTCTTGATACGATTTATCTCGTTCTCGATATCTCCTAGAACAGATACGGCGGAATAGATAGTAACAGCTATTGATATTTCGTACTGGTAATATTTTACTTGATAGCCATCGTCTCCATAGATTGGAGTAATGGTTAGTTTAGGTTTACCAGTGTACGGAATAACTACGTTAGCTGTAGTGTCTGGTACGCTATCTTGTGCTGATGGTCCGTAGACTATGTGTTGGTAGCATACTGTCATGTTACATTCCAGAGTTAGGGTACTGATATACTATTCGAGGAGAGTAGTATACTCTTGAGTATTCTTTCAGAATTCTAGAAGAACGAAGTATACTAGGGAACTAGGTTAGGCATATTATTTCTGAATGCCTTTTTAGGTAGATCTTTGAAGTTGTTAGGATCTAGGAAGTCGCTAACTTGCTTTAGTACTGCATCTGTTAGGGCGTTCTGTGGAGCAGTGTTCTTAGCAATCTGTTCTAGTACTGCTGCAATAGCTTGACCCCAAGGACCAATAGCCTTTAGACTATTGAGAAACATAGGCCATGATCTATCTATAGCGTAACTAGCTACTTGTATGTGTTGAGCGATAAGACCTAAAGCAGCTAGTATAGCTGGTCCTAAGTGTTGTAGTGCTTCTGATTTGAATTCGTTCCAAGCTAGATCTAACTCTGTGAATGCCATAGTTAGTTGTGCTTTAATAGGATCATTCTTCTGAGCAATGTCTATTGATTGCATTAGCTTTCGAATGTCTCCTTCTACTGACGCTTGTAATGTTATTGGAGAGAATCCAATGTCCTTGCTGACTGCTTCTCTAATGTCTTCAGTTAGTGCTAATAAAGTATCAAAGCCTGTTACAGCTATTGTGGATATTGGATTGATACCTAACGGATCTGCTGCTCTAGATGTCAGGTGGGCTGTCTGACTCAGGAAGTCTGTAGCTTTTCCAGTTAATGCAGATTTACCAATATCGGTAAGTACTTTGCCTGCTCCTTCAATTCCTTGATTGAGCGACTGAAGTCCTGTAATTCCTCCGGCTATTGCCATCCCTACAGCACCAAACTTCTCCATGAAAGATGCTTGAACTAGAGGAATAGCTGGTTTTAATAGATCTGGAGCTAATCCTAATTCTTCTGGCTTGTTCTGCGATAGTAACTGCTCATTAAAAGCTCTATGTCTAGGATTTATGTTAGGGTCTTCTAGCTCTTCAAGTAGTTTACTCCTGTACGCATCTGTGAACTCTCCTTTGAATCCGCTCTTGGAAGTGACTACAGCTTTAGTAAATACTCCGTTCTTTGCTTTGTAGCCGTTACGAGCTAGTATTTCTTCGTTAAATGCTCTGTGACGAGGATCTATGTTGGGATCTTTGAGTTCTTCGAGTAGCTTGTTTTGATACTCTTCTGTGAAAGCTCCTGAGAAGCCTTTACGAGAAGTATCTGCCCTACTCTCTGCTCTTGACTTAACTGCGTCAGAGAATATAGATTCTCGGTCAACAGACATACCAGAGATTTCATCTTCTCTAGCTCTTCGTCTCTCTACTTGGTCTGCTTCGAGAGCTTGCTGATATGCGGCATAGTTAGCATTGTATGCTTCTTCTGCTTTTATGTCTATCTGTTCTTTAGGACGGATGGAGAACTGATCTACCATAGAGGCAGCAACATATCCAGCGAATCCTAAAGAGGATGCTATGGAATATGCTTGTATTCGTTGAGATACTGCTGAAGAACGAATACTAATTCGTCTGTCTGCTGCTGCTCTCTTATCTAGTTTCGATTGTATGCGTCGTTGTCGAGTCTCATCTTGATGTTCTCTCTTAAGAACTAGCCTCTGTCTCTTCTGTTCATCAGCTAGCTTCTTCTGTTCGTCCTTTACCTTAGCAGCAACTATCTTATCAATATCTTCTACAGGAATCTTTTTCTTGAATGATGATAGATCAGTATTGGTAGTAATATCCGGCAAGTCATCTGGTTCATTATCGTCGCCGGTATCTAGTTCTGCATCTATCATAGTTCATTCCTTGTAGTTAGTATACTTCATTAAGGTAGTTAGGGAACGAAGTATCCTGTGTAAGTATACTACTAAGAGGTTGGGATGGTTTCTTTGAAGTATGCTGTTTCGGTACAGGCTACTGGTCGTAGTGGTGGAGAATAGGTTCCGCCAGCATCGTAGGAGCAAGGGAATACGATTAGTCGGATTGGAACTACTTTCTCTTGTACGCCTGAGTGATCTAGTACTACTTCGAATCCTGGAGCTAGGATTGTCTTGAAGAATGTTATAGACGTTGGATTGGCGTTCGTACCAGAACATGCGGTCATAATAAGTGGTTGTGCTGTATCCCACATACTAAAACCGGCGGCATTGACTCGACCTCTACCTGCTGAAACGTTTCCCCATGGCCAGGCCATAGTTTGGATTGCTGCTGAATTGTACTGCATACATACAAAGTCTAGCATCATAACTAGGCCAGTGAACAGTGTGTCTACAGGAGCGAGTCCTACAGCATCAAAGTTAATTTCTTTCTGTAGATAGCTGTATCGGTGTTTGAATCCGCCTATAGCAATGTTACCAATGTTCAAGGCATTCCATGTTGCAGAGTATGCTCCTGATACAATCTTTGTTGTGTCTAATACCATGTGCTAAGTTCCTTGTGAAATGTTCCTGTATAGGAACTATCTTGTGAAATGTTCCTGTATAGGAACTGTTGGTAAGTGTACTCTTGAGTATTCTTGAAGAATTAAGTATACTAGAGTAAGTGAATAGTGATGTACTAATCTTCTAGTTGGGGTTGTGGTTCTGGCATGTTCTCTAGACAGTCGATACAGGTAGCTGCAAATCGAGCTTCCGTAGAGTGTGCATTCGGAGCAGTAGACTCACAGCATAGCTTTAGAGGAACTAGTGTTTCTACTGCTTTGTCTTCTTCCATTACTGTGCGAGAACCACTACCTACTACTCGACCTATACCATCAGCGTGTTGTAGATGGATTACTTCTACTCGCTGAAAGTTACAGTTCTTTCTGTTTTCGCACTGTGGGTTATCATCTTCACGTGATAGATATTGACAGGTAGTACATCGGAATGGCATTATTGGTCTCTCTATGCACAGGATAGTGGGTTGTCTTTGGGATAGAACGTAGGCGATTGAAAGGTTTGGTAGGTCATGTATCCAGCAATTTTATCTCTTTCAGATGATGGCTGAGTCAGAAAGAATCCTGGATAAAGATGTGTAGGGTTAAGGGTAGTCATTCGATGTACGAATGTCTTTGCTATGGAGAATCGCTTTTGTGCTGGATTTGTAGTCTCTGTCTGAGCTATTAAATCATTCAGTTCTACAAATAGTTCTAGTGATTGCAGCGAGTCTGTAATAGTTTGATGTGTGTCGTGCATTTCTCCATTGTCTGTGTATATGATTCCTTGCCTATCGTTAGGTGTAGATCGCATACGTTGAATGAGGTTGATCCTGAAGTATACTACCTCTCCCCTGAAGTCTGCATCTGGACGAACTGTTACAATGGACTCAGGAGAAATAACTATGTAGCGTTCGCCCATAGAAGGAGGTGGCTTTCCTTCAGGTAGAGCAATGATCTCTTCTGCTTTTATTCCAGGAATAGCAGTGGACTTTAGACGAGCAAGAACTACATTAACAATGTAGGAACATGGCGTCATTCTAGTTTTTATTGTTGCCATAACGTACCTATCTTGTATTAGTGAAATCAAATCGATTTCTTGTCGAAATCAATTCGATTTAGAATGGAGCGTCTTCTAGTCCAGTTCCTAGCTTCTTACGTTTCTTTGGTTTCTTCAATGAAGGATTCTGACGTATCATATCTTCGTAAAGTCTAGCTACTTCAGGCATGATTGTATTCCAGGATTCAATATACCATACGTCGGTGTTCCTTGGAATTATCTCTCTTTGAGTATCTACTTCTCTTGCGTACTCTACTTTACGTAAAGAGATAAATATACTAGTCCTTTTGAATCTTATCTCTTGGTCTTTAGTAGGATAGTACCTATTATTAGTAACTACTCCGGGAGAAGTTGCTCCTACTAATCGACCTGTTCGGATGTTAATTAGTGTAGCGTAGTGTCTATCGCCTTGTTCAGATAATGCAGCTTGTCGTGCTTTTCTTCTTTTTGTCGAAGGAGACGCACTGCTTTTATCTGAGTTAAGTAGTTCATTGAATCGACTGTTGTACTGTTGTTGTGCTGTTTCTAATCCTAGATCAACTCCTGGTGGAAGTTGGGTAGGACTAGTAAACTCAGTATCTATTCCTTCTTTTTCTAGTTTACGCTTTTCAGCGATAGTATACCTGCTGAGTTTCTTCCAACTACCGGCTACTTGATCGAAGTCTCCGGTAGCTCTTCGCCAATAGGATACGTTTAAGTGTCGTAGCCATTCTTGGGTAAGTCTAGCTCTAAAGAGAGCGTATACTGGAGCGAATCGCTTGTCATGTCCAGTGAGTACAGAGTGAGGCACTCCATGATGATCGAGCATTCTCGTATCCATACCCCGCCCCCTTATTCCTGGAAGATAGAGTCAGTCGGTCATTTGTTTCTTGAGTAAGTATACTATGAGTAGGGCTAGAGAGTTTCCTATGGGGAGGAATAGATCTTTAGGTACTAGTCCTGACTTGTATAAAGTCATACAGAGGATCAGGATTACTGTTGCTGGTACGGTCTGGTATAGGATAGGCCAGATTGGATGTTTGGGGTCTGATAGGTTCATTAAAGCCGCCTTGTCTTTATACTATAGCCACCAGAAAGGAGTGTATAGGGTTACGTTTTGGCCAGGTTGAATAGCTGTAGATGCTTGAGGTATTGCTCGCCATGGTTGTCTAGTGAAGCGTAGGTCTACTATGCCTGAGTGGACATAAGCTCTTCGTCCATTGGATGGTGCTGGAAGATACTTGGTTCCATCTCTGAACTCTTCTAGATCGTCTTGTCCTTCTAGATATTCTTGTTCGTAGAGCGGTTGATTACCTCTTCGGCCAGTGAGTTTGTAGCAAGCCCAGTAGGTAGCTATCTCTCGAATGCGAGGTATCTTGTAGAGGGTGAGTTGGGAATAGCGAGGGGATAGGTAGGAGAGTACGTGTGAGGTAGCTCTTTGGATAAGGGTAGTGAGGTAGTTACTTTCTGTTACGTCAGTTACATTTGAACTGTCGTAGTTTGGATCTGTATACCGAAGATCATCGGTATGGAGATTGTATCCTTTAGCAGATAGCTCTTGTTCTATTTCTGCGATAGAAGTAAAGTATACTGGTTGGGGAGTATTCTGGTTATCTAAGGTATCTGACGTGTATTGTGGGAATGCCATAGTTATTCCTTTATAGGTTCTGCTAGTAACCAAGCTATCCCAATAACCATTAAAGGGAATATCAGTCCAATATCCATAATAATCTCTAATTAACAACCTGGATTGAGCTTAGCTCGAACTGCTGCGTCTTTTGCTTCTAGTAGTTTTCGTAGAGCAACTGTTCGTTCTGGTCCTGATTCAATACTTTCGACTAGATCAAAAGCTAATGAATGAAATTTTTTCGAAGTCTCTTGTAACTGGTCTGGTAGATGCTCATACCGAAACCACTTCATCATACGTTCGTCCATAATAAATCCGATGCTAAAATTGCGAATGAATAAAAACCTGCCCCAGTGTGAACTAGGGCAGGCTCCCCTATCAACCATGCCTCATCGACGAGGTTTGTAAGTATACTCAGTACTGCTACCGAGTATACTTATGTGGGCGAGAGGTACTGGGAGGTTACTGATGCCCGCCAGATCTCTCATAGGAATTAGAATACGACTGTCAGTTGGTAAGGAGCGTTAGGTTCTACAATGACTGGTGCTCCATTGTAAAGCATCTTAACGTCCGTTGCTGGTGGATCAGTCGTTAGCTCTGTGCCGAAGCCGAAGCCGTAGATGATCTCTGCTGCTCCTTGAAGGAGGTTCCATCTCATTGGTTCCGAACCAACAACCATATCAGACCAGTCCCCAGGAGGAGGAGTAATGATAGCGGTATTGGCTGGAATGTACGGGTTCCAGTTCGAGGAATTGATCTGTGCTGCAATGTCTTCTGTTGTTCCTGGAGTTACATATCCTTGATTGTAGATATGGAACTTGTACTCTGGCAAGCCGCCGAATACTACAGTAACACCAGTGTCAGGAAATACTTGATTAGGAGCAATTTCCTTCATTGGGTTAAGGGTACTGAAGATCTTGTTCACTGCGCCACCCATGCCTTGGATGGTAGAGTTGTTGAATAGGAACTTACCTACAGTAGCATTTACCCACACATCGGTGAGAGTACGTCCGTTGATACGTGCTGATTGATAGTTTAGATTCATCAATTGAGAACGAATATCAGCGGAAGGATTGTCCCATGATACATCGATAATACCGCCAGCATTAGTCAAGTTGGATGCTGGAATGTTCGATGGATTAGACACTACTTTAGATCCATCAGAGAACTCGCATAGGTTAAGGATGTTAGATCCTGTGCTCTGCGGTTTCATTCCAAATCCACCAGAGAACATACGTACTGCCATGAACTCTAAGGAGTTCTGCATACGAGTTTTGAGGTACTGGACTTGCTTGGCGAAGTATACTTGACCCCCAGTATTAACTGGTGCTGCTTGGTTCATTCCCATAGTTCGGGATGCAAAGATCTTCTCATCTTCGATACCGATGGAATTGTACTGTCGAGGAACAGTAATAGGAATGGTGCCTACTGGCTTGCGATTGATTCGATTTGGAGGAGCACCAGGAGCACTCATTGGACTGAGCGAACGGGTTCCTTCAAAGATATCGTATTGTCCTGATCGTCCTAGGATTCGTTGAGGATTTGGTTTGGCCATACCTAGACCGTAGTAGGTCGAGAAGGTAGTGCCAGGAGCGTGTATTCGCTCGATGAGTTTCATAACGTATGGAACTCGGAATAGTTGCTCGTATGCTACGCCTGCTGTCATCTGTGTTGTCCTTTGGACCTAAGTCCATGTTATTTTGAAGTTAGGTCCATTGTGGACCGTTAGAGTTTTAGATAAGTACACTGTACCTATCTTATATTGGTGAAATCAATTCGATTCCCTATCGAAATAAATTCGATTGAGTATACAGTAGCACACCGTTCTAACTTATCAGTTTCTCTTGGAATAGAGATTGCTTCGTAGGTAGCTTCTTCGTTTGTCAATCCGTAAAGGATAAGTATACTCTTGAGTATTCTTTCAGAATTCTCGAAGAACGAAGTATACTCGATTGGATTATCGGCCAGAGAGTGGATCTGTTAGATCGTTCTGGAAGTCGTCGGACATAGTAATCGAGTACTTGAAGTGCTTTCGAACAGCTAGTCCTACACCGGAGCGAGCTAGACCATATCCTGCTGTAGATGCAAGGCATAGTGCCTCTGGATTTACTACTCCACCAACTAGGATGGTAGCTAAGAATTTGTCAGCATTAGCTCCATCTACTTGTGTCGATAGGCCAAGAGACATAAGAATACCGCGAGCATATTGAGTTCCGTCACCTGCTCCTGATGTGAATTGTGCCCATTTGCCTGATGCAGTAATGATGCCCATAATACAACCGACTCGAAGTACGTCTGTCGGTGTATTACCTGCATCTCTTGCTGCTCCAGAAACTACAGCATATCCTAGGTAGATAGGGGTATAACGACCCATACCACCATAGAGGATACCTGCATTGTCTATCTCATTGGTGAACTGTTCAGTTCCCATGCCAGGGGTCAGTAGTTGACCAGTGTATAGTCCTAATGTCATTTAGTTGGATTCCTTGTTGTGTTTGATTGGATGAACTAGTGTACTATCGAGAATATTTCTAGATAGTATACTTGCGTATTCCTTCGTAATTCGTAAGGTATACTTAGGACTAGACTTGGGACAAGATACCGTCAAGTAGCTTATCGATTTCGTTGTCTGCTAGCTCTGGAGTTCCTGCTAGTGGGTTTGCTGGAATGTAAGTTCCTCGCAATGGATCTTGTTTTGGGGTAGCTGCTGGTAGTGCTGCTTCCAAAGTCGATAGCGTAAGTTCCAATGGATGCGGTGCTGCTGTTCCATCAGTAAGTACTGACATTTGGAATTCAACTTGTGGTTGAAGTGCTGCTACAGTTGCTTCAGGAAGTCCTCGTTCCTTGAGAGCATTAAGACGATTCTGGATGGTCGTCTTGATGGTATTAGTAGCACTAGTAGCCAGAGCTTTTACTAAGGCAGTGAGCTTAGTATTCTCTGCTTCTTGTGTAGCTAACTTAACTTGAAGAGCAGACAAATCTGCTGTCTGTGGTGCTGCTGCCTTAAATCCAAGGTCTTCCATTGTGAATGGAGATTTGGTAGCAGGGTTCAAAGTCTTTGCAGATACTAGAGCTTCTGCTTGCTCTTTCGTCAATGCCATTGAGTCATCTCCTGTGGCGGACATATAAATCGGAACTGGTGATATTTCGAGTCCGCTTCCAGGACTCTTCTGCGAGAATGCAACAAGCAAATCTCTCAAAATCGTTTTAGGCGAACAGTCATCAGGAAGTACTATTCCCCATGTTGCTGCTGCCGTCTTAATAGCTGTAACATTTACAGGTTCTTCATCGCCATCCATAGCACTCATAATAAGTGCTCCATCAGGTACATCGCTAAAATCGCTAGTTCCTGGTGCTGCTGGATGATTGACTAATGCTACGTGCATTATAGCGTCTTTCCATTTTCTCTTCAGGCCATCTTCGTATTCATCGTGAACACTAATGGATACTTCTTTGGCTGAGTTCATAGCTTTGTAATAAGCTGACTCCTTATCTTCGGCTGACCCTGGAAGATCAATGTAACCGTAGATAGCTGGCTTGTTTTCTTCATTAGGCTCTTGAGTAAAGAACGACCAGTATCCTGCATTATTGTATGAGGATTGAGGAGTTCCTTGGTTTAGCTCTATCTCTGTTTGAGGCTTTGCTTCCTTACTGTGTCCAAATGGAGCAGGTATCCTTAGTCCTGCTCCTATCATACTATTACTAGTATTTATCAATCTCTGTTGATAGTCTGGCTTGAAAGTCCTTGGCACTCTTCCATTCTTGGAATTTGCCATATAGGTCTTATCTGCGACTATCTCTTTTTTGACTAACGGCATTCCTTATACTCCTGGAAGATACTGAAGTGACTGGTGTGTAGTATACTTAATCGAGTTGGAATCGTCCCAATTTGAGGTAGGGTGTCCTTCCAGTTAGACCACCGATAAGTATACTACGCTAGATTACGCTAGACTACGTGTGGAACTGGTTTGCTATGGTTATCGTAGAACTTGGCTGCCATAGACATTACTAATGTCTTGACGGCCATTGAAGCGAAGATACCCATTGGACCCATTGATAGGAATAGGGGAGCAATTGCTGTATCGTAGGCTTGAGCTACTACTGCAAGGAACTGTTCTTTGGTCATTCCCGATAGATCGATGTTAGCAAATATCTTCTTGATGGCATCGATGACTTTTCCGCCAACAGCAAATGTAGCATGGTGATCGTCATGCGTCATGTTTGTTAGATGGTAGGATCTGATTTCATTGACTAATGCGTCGTAGTACTTTTGTTGTGCTGAATTGAACATGTTTTTTTTCTTTCAGGTGTAGAGGATCTTCTACAATATTTGCACTAGTAATTAGTGCAATATACTTTACTTCGGTATGGACAGTTAGTTATGTCCATCTTAGGCTGCTAGAACGACTCTAGAAGCTACTGCTCCGTTGGATACTGCTTTGTTACCTCGCAGTAGTCCCATTCCTCGATCTGACCATGAGTCTGACCAAGAATTCCAAATGCGAACGCCCCATCGGTTTATATCTGATAGAGGTAATGAGGAGTCGAATTCGTATGCGTCTAATCCGCATATTGAGTGACCCCACCAGTTCTCATCTTTGACTACAGGAATGTTCTGGAGTAGGCAGGACATTTCTTGATCGAATGAGAAGTCTCTATCGTATGGAGCTACTGATAGGTCTACCCATCCGTCTGTTACTTTGTGCAAAGCGGCATTGACCCAAGTAGCTTCATTATCATTGGAGCGACTCATGGATTGCTGTGCCCAATACTTTTGCGATGGTATTCCTCGTTTGATAGCGAAGTCCATACTGAGTGCTCCCCATCCGCCCTCGTCTGCATAGTTCTTGATAATGCAGGCTATAGCGTATGCTGATAGAGGTTCGTAAGGATCGTTTGCTACCATACGATTAAGCATTACTGCATGAGTGGTGCTATGTGCCCAACAGTATCCTTTACCGTTCTGGTCTAGAGATGGAACCATCTTTCCATCGTTTCCAGCTAGGCGTATATCGGATAGTTGAGATTGGGCCTGCTGTTTGTCCTTGATCCTTGAAGACCATTCTTCTCTAGGAATTAGTTTGATCTGAGAAGGAACCCAAGGTACTGCTCCGTAGCATCCGATTGGATGTGTGTTGTAGTTACGCGGTACTAATCCGAACGTAGTCTTCTCTCCGTTGATTACTACTGGTTCGCAATGTTCAAGATAATTCTTGTCGTCAATTACAAGTTCTGGCATGGTATCGCTCCGTTAATAGGGTTAGTTAGTATACTAGTTGCCGTATTTCTTAAGAAGAGTTAGAAGTTCATCAGTCGTGTTAGGTAATGGACCCTCGAATCCAGTCTTACCGTTGGATATCAGAATCCACGGTATACTCTTCTTTGGCCTAGCAAAAGCATCTTGCCATAGCTTTGGAGCGTTGGTAGTTGGTACTGCTATATCCCATATTCGATACTCTACGTTCTTACCGTCAGGACTTCTAACGCAATGATCGAATAAGTATTGACGAACTACTTTAGCGTTGACGTTATCAGGTACTCCTAAAGCTGAATCATAAGTTACTAAGACTCTAAATCCAGGTTCTTTGATTGGAACATCCGCATCTGGTACTGGAGGTACTATCGGGTCTACTGGTTTAGGAGGTGTTAGGGGTTTGATATTGACAGAGACTTCTTCATCCAAGAATGTCTTTGTATCGAAGTCAATGCCTTTAGCTCTTATCCATACTTCTCCTGTAGCTGTAATATAGAAACTCTTTCCGGTTTCATCTGCTTTACGAACAGCTATTCTATTTCGTTTGATGTCGGTAACTTCTACAGAAATATCTTTGACAGTAGTAGTTACATCAATTGTTGTTAGTACCATACCTTCAAGGTGATCGGGTATAGAGTCTACCTTTAAGAATCCTCCAGTTACTCTTACGTTCGGAAGATTGACTATTGCTATCTCAGACTTAACTGAGATAGATTGGCTAAATAATGAATTACTTAGCAATACTAAGATCACGAAGATAGTGGGTAGACGCATGGGATCTCCTAAGGGAATGGTACGGAATTCTGAAGGGAAGTGTGTACTCTAAGTATACTATGAAAGGGTGTGCTCTGCGGAAGGGAACTAATCGGCAGCGTATTCGACTTGCATAGCTCCTCGAACAAGTACCTTATCATCGGTAGTTGTTCGTAAGGACCATATGAAAGACTTGAGTTGCGAAGTTATGCTGTTAGGGATCAGTACTGTAAATGATGTGGATGTTCTAGCTATAGATCCGTTGGCTATGGACAGAACATTTGCTTGTGTCTCATCTTCCAACACAAATCTGATATTTAGAGCAGATACATCGATATCTGTAGGTATTACTACATTCGCGTTCTCATTATAGAATAGCCTTACGAATGAAGAATCTCCTCTGTGTATTGAAGATATTGAACCTGGAACTATATTAACGGCTATTCCATTCAGTGCTCCATCTGCGAAAAATGTATCTTGGTAAAGAGCTGCATCAAAGTCCGCAGGCTGACCTGATCCCTGGAAGATAGCCCAGGTGACTGATTTGGCTAGATCTATTGTGGCTGTGTAGAGCTTGCTGACTTCAGTCATTAGTACTCGATTGGTGGTCCATGATGATAGTGGGTATGCTGCTCCTAGAGGAAATGTGTATAGTGTTAATCCTCCAGTCGGATGAATAACTTGATAGATTGTCATTCTGTTAGTCCTCTATACAGTATACTTGGGTAATGTCTTTAATGGACTTAGGTAATGTCTTTAATAGACTTAGTATTGGACCTTACTTGGGCTTCTAAAGCGGCTATTCTTAGGTCTGCTTTATGATGGCCGTCTATACATTCTTGGTGTTTTGCCAGTAATGCAGCTATCTCCTGTTTATGCTGCTGTCTATCTTCGACCATTATCTTTTTAAGATCTGCATTGTCTTGTAAGTACTTTGTAATTTCCTCTACATAGCGGTTGCCTATAAACTTAGTTAGGAATACTACAGTTGTAAACATGGTAGATACTACTGCTGCTAAAGAGTAAATTATCCATTGTGTCCAGTCTGGTGGTGTATCCGTCATGTAGCTTTTGCTTCTAATGGAGTAAATACCTAGTATACTTCGTTCAATGAACTTCGAACTACTGTAATGCAGCCAATGCCGCTGCTTGTTTAGTTGGTTGTGTTGCTGGTTATTGCGATTGTTGTCATGAGGTCATTGCCTTGATAACTACGAAGTTAAAAACGGGTTGCTCGGTGGTTGTTCCGCCGGTTGTATACGATGTGATTTGAAACGATCCGTTAGCGGTATTGGTAACTGCAATGATGTATTTGTCTGTGCCAGCTTGTTGAGTTACATGTACAATGTCGGTTGCGGCAATCGTACTGTTAGTCACGGTAAATGATGCGGCTGTTGCTGATCCCGCTGCACTAACTAACGTTATCGCTCCCGATACTTTATTGATCGTTACCCCAGTCGTGCGAGAACTTATTTGCGTTACTGTGCCGCCAGCTCCGGTAGCGTATCCAATGCCGCCGGTGGATGATGTGGAGGTTATCGTGCCGCTTGCGGTTATGGCCGCTGCGTTCAGAGTGCCGGTAAAGGTGGGACTAATTGCTCTTACGGGTGCTCCTGTGCCAGTTGCTGTAGCCCATACTGGAGGAAGTAGTATACCTGCACCTACAAGAATATCTGTTGTTGCTCCTGCCGACGGTACATAGGTACGTGCCCAGTTTAATGGATCGACACCAATAGTTCCTCCAGCTTGTGCTGTACAGAAATAGTGTCTTCCGTGATTGTTGTTTCCCGCAGTAGCAACAACATACAGCCCTAGGTAGTTAGACCATGTGCCAATTCTTGTAAGGGCAGAACCCGCAGCTACGTATAGATATAGTGCATTCTCTACTGGATTGGTTTGAGATGTTAGCAGTATTAGATCGCTAGCGGCTAATGTTACACCATCTATAGCTGCTGGTGCTGAAGATACGCTAATATTGGAGAATGAAGCTACTCTGACTAGCGTAGGGTTATTGTATAGCTGTCCTAAGCCGATAGTAACATCTACTTCCCTAGCTGCATCGTTAGATCCTGCTGTTGGTACTGCTAGGTTAGTTAGTTTGTGCGTACCTAGTGATTGATCTCCGGTAAATGGTACGGTTCCATCGGCTTTAATAGTACCGCTAGTAGAAATAGTTAAATCTCCAGAACCTTCTATAGACTGGCCATTGATAGTCTTTAAGGCATGTGAATGGCCTATCGCTATACGTGGCATCTTTAAGGCATAAGGAGTTAAATCAACTATTGTAAGTTGATAACCTCCGCCTAGTGTAGTCATTGCCGTATTTATAGCTAGGTACTGGTCAGATATAGCTTCGAATGAAGTAGATCCAAAATGCGATCCTAGAAGTACTAACTCGTTGTTTAAGAGTAAGAATACTGGAGATCCGCTATCTCCGCCTGTAATTGTCTCTGTCAGAGGCAGTCGTATAGCTGCTGTGGAGTTGGCGTGTGTTATAGTACCTGCTGCGTAGCTAGTCCAGTCCCTAACTAATAGTTTACTTTCTTGATCTCCGCATATGATAGGTAGTGGTAGATCTATGTACGATAGATACTTTTCATTAAATGTTTTTGCGAATGATATGGTCCCTGGCAGATCTGTATTGAGTAGACCAATCTGAATATCAGTTCCTACATTCAATATACTAGTTAGTGTTCTTGTTACTACTGTGTTAGTATTTGTAACGAACCTAAAAGTATCCCCTGGTGTATGTGCTGTGTGTTGAGCTAGTAGAACGTGTCTTGGACTTATAGCTGCACAACTAGTGCTCTGAGATCCAGTTAGGCTATTCCAGACAGCCCAGCAAGTTTTGTCGGCAGGTATCCAACAGTTAGTGTTACGGACATAGATAGATGATCCGTGATTGATTGTAGAGTATACTAACTTGTCTTGTGAAGCTACTGCTAACGCATCTACTACTGTTCCTACCTGTACGGATAGTACAGGACCATCTGCTACTAGTATTCCTGCGTCATTCCAAAAACCACCTATTGTAGGTTGGGTGTTTGACATAGGAATATCTTTTGTATATCCAGGAGCACCCTGGATGGTCATAGTACTACCCGTAGTAGTTAGATCTGGTTTTAACCTAATAGGCATCTTGCGTTCTCCAGTGGTAGTATACTAGACTAGAATAGCGTTAATTGCTGTTCTGTAGATACCTTCTAAAATTCCATGTCCGGTTGCGGTTGGGTGTAAGCCGTCACCGTAGTATGTAGCGTTATTGGCTGCGGCATCTGGCCCCATCGTTGCATTGGCTGCAAAGTCTATTACGAAATCACAATGCGTTCCAACGGCTGCCGCTATCTTGGTGTTGGCTGTAGCTCTACGTGTATTATGGGTTGCGTAACCACTAACTACTGTGCCTTTCGGCAGAATAGTACCTACCCCAACGTAATAACCCCTAGATCGTAGTTGGTCTGTAAGTAACCAGAGAGCAGTCAAAAACGCATCATCACTAGCGTAGTTTGGTTCTAGGTCATTCGCACCAGCCAGTATCGTACAGATAAACTTTCTGCCTGTTCTTTCGCTACTCTTTGCGGGGCAGCCAGCTAGGTGGTAAGGTAGTCGAACATCAAAATTCAGTTGCGGTTGTGGATTGAGGTGTAGGGTGGAACCACCAATAGCTTCTTCTTGAACTCGGACAACTTTTCCGCCAGTGATGTTGGCTAAGTATTGTTGTAGGTAGCTATTGTTTGCTGGTCCTACGGTAATCGAATCGATGCCTCCTACTAACAAGTTAGCTGGTTTCGTTACGGTGATTGACGATTCCGCTGCTTTAGCGATTAACAGGTTGATTGCAGTTCTTCGCTCTACATCAGTTAGCTTACGATTCCATATCGCTAAAGAATTCATCTTGAATTTAATTAAGCCAAAACTCGAATTCGAATTACCCACCTGGAACTTTCTGCTGGACATTGAAGTGCCAGTACCAATAGTATTGACTGCCATGCCCACATCATCCATCCACAAGTCTAAACCGCCTGCGTCTGCTGACATGCTCATTATGTGGTACTGAGCATCAGCATAGAGATCTGGGGAAAATCCGCCAACAGCAGGGGCTAGTAAGCGATTTCCGAAACATGAATTCAGATTACCCTCTGCTTCAAATTCTCCAAGGCACCAGGATGAGGTTGCATTAGGGGTTGTTGATTCCACTACGTCATAAATAAAGGGATACCTATATCCGGCGGAATTCGTGTAATTCGTTACCCGCTTCACTACAGCAATAATGGTAGTTTCGCTTGTTGTCGTAAATGCGTTGAAATCAATTGCACCTACGCCACCATCTGTCAAGCCGATCTCACCGCCAGATATAGTTGCTATCGTCGCTCTTGATGAATTTCCGAATTGCAAGTCGCCTTGTAATGTCAAGTCCGCTGGAACGGTTACTGATGCCCCATCCCAAAGGTACGCCTTATCGATTACTAGATCGCCATTACCTGATGTTGGCCGACAGAAGCGTAGATCAACAGCAGTAGTTGAACCAAGAGTGAATTCGTATTTGAATTGTTGCCAGGATGTAGTTGCTGTTTTGGTGACAGTAGTCGATTCCCCATCCTTTGACATGTAGAAATCTTGATTGCTTCCAGTATTAGACTTTGCGTCTATTACCATAGTATACGTACCAGCTAACAAAGACGGGGTATCCCTATAGCGTATGCCGCTTGTTGCCGATGCAAATACGGCTCGACTAGCAGCTACCACACCGTCACGCCCTGCTGCGTATTTTTCAGTAATAGTTGTTCCGCCGAATCCGCCACCTAACCAACCACCAGCACCTCCTTCTCCGCCAACTTTCCCAGTTTCGAATACACCGCGTGGGTTACGGGTAATTACTGCTAGTAGCGGATTGCCTGTTGCGGCATTGGGTATGGCTTTTCGGGTCGTATTGTAGTCTTTGGCGTACCAAATACCCATAGCACCAGATGGCATACTTGAGTTACCTATAGAACTACCTTTGTAGTTGTACACTCTAGTTACTGCTGTATTTGATGTTAAAGGCATTAGTATATCTCCGAACTAACCAACCATTAGAGCGTATGTTTTGCCAGTCGTAGCACATAGTACGTTAATGCTATTTACTGGACAATGTGCAGGACTATTATACCAGGATGCTCCAGATACTATCTTCAGATGCCCTGTAGTCGCTGCTCCTCCAAAGTTTAGATACATATCCGTATCTGATGTATTCTGTAGTTCTATGTACGATCTGGATCTAGCTGCATCAACAACTTGAGAAGTTCCTCCAGAAGTAATAGTTCCTGCTGTCACAGTTGGCTTAATTGTAAACATTCCTATATTCCTGGAAGATAGTGTTGTATAGAAGAAGTATACTTTAGTATTCTCTTCGAGAATTCTGAAAGAATACTCAAGAGTATACTAGCCCGCTATTCTTTCGATATTTAAGTAGCGATATTGCTATCGTCGAATCAGTATTGCGGTACACTGTCCTGTATCTAGTACTCTGTGTAGAAAAGAGCCTGCCCCTAGTGCGAATGGTCTAGGGGCAGGCGTTGTGGCACTAAGAACAAGTTCCTGTCATCCGAACTTTTGCTTCTGTCGTGGGAGAAGCGTTCTTAGTGCGTTGTAAGTCAGTATACCTGTTCGTAGACCTATAAGGGGGACCAAGTATACTGTATGAAATACGTACCGTATCGGGTGTGGACAGCCCCCTTTGCAGGTCAAGCCAGATGATACTTGCTGGAAGTGTATGTATTCATAGGTCCGGTGTACTCTTACTTCTGTACGATATAGGAGAACTTGTTAGCTGTGGTAGCTCCCACTACAGAAACTAGACCAGTGGGGCAATAGTTGGGAGGAGAACGCCATGTATCGCCTACACCGATTGCTGCTACTTGCACTCCAGAGTCAATGGCTGCTACTGCTCCAAAATTGACCCATAGAACTTGTGCTGCGTTGTTCTTGATTTCTAGGAAGATACGTCCTGGTTGTGCAGGTAGGATCTGTTGTGCTGTGCCGCCTGCTGTGATGGTGGCGTTTACTACTGTGCCTACCCCTCGACGGGGAACTGTGATTGCTTCGAATGCCATGATGTTTCCTTTGCCCTATTGTTGATTGATGCAGTATACTCTTATAGAGACGCTATGGGCTAGCGTACTGCATGACGACTTATCGAAGTATACTGTTAGTTCGGTCTACTGTAGTATACTTTAATTGGTGAGGTGTAATGTACCTCTCCGTCGCGTTCTCACTCGACCGTACATTCAATATGACACATGGAGAATTATTTGTCAAATTGTTGATTTCCCCTCGAATGGGTGTAAAGTACCTAGGAGGGGGGTTTAGTCTCTTCCTGGTGGAGTAGTCCCTTCAGCGTCTAATGCTTGTAATAGCTTCTGTATTCGTTCTGAGCTATTGTTCAGTAGTATCTCTAGCTCTTTGTATTTCTGTACGATGTGCTCAGGCACTTCGTTGACAGGAAAGCTCTCTCGAATAGCATGGTATAAACTTCCTGATATACCTTCGATATCTAAGTCTCTTCCACCTAAAGATAACAAATGTTTCCACTGCATAGTATACTTCCTTTGAAATAGCGAAATCAATTCGATTCACTAGTGTACTTAGACTAGTTAGAGGGGATTCTGTAGATGGGGATTTTGGCGGATATAGGACCGCCGATTGATAGTACGCGAGGACGGGAGCGAGTAATAGAGGGAGCAGATATTGTATGGGCTACTCCTAGAGCTAGTTCGTGGCAAGCATCGCAAAGGGTATCTACTACGTCATCCTCTTCAGATGGTAGACCAGTCCAGGAGAATACATCGTCTTCGCATTCCTCTAGCCATGCTGCGTTAATAGGAAACCAGATGAGTCCATTCTTCATTAGCATTTGAGCAGATAGAGAGTTCTCTAGCTTGTCAGTCTTTCGATAGTTCTTACGAACAGTTACTCCTGCTGCCTCTAGGTATTGGGCTACTCCAATTCCTACTCCGTTGCACTCTACTTTGTTGTAGTTAGGTCGCCATATCGAGTTTACATCAATGGCTTGCGATACTAGATCTGGTATCTCTTTGCGGAACTTACGCATGTTAAGCCATAACAGATTATTATTCTGTGTTAGGCCAAAGGCAGATATAACTGCGTAAGAGTTCTTAGATCCTACTTCTCCATCGACTGGTCCTTGTCTAGTAGTAACTGCTGTATCGATAGTAACAAAGATTTGGAGACGGGTCAGAGGTATAGGTTCTGATACTATTGTGTTTCCTTGCTTGTCTATTTCCGTAAAGGAATAGGAGTAGTTGGATAGATCGTAAGAGATAGGTATACTTATGGTTCCATTGGCTGTCTCTTCGAATCGAACTAATGGAGCTTCAGATTGTAAGAGTTCAGGGGGAACATTGAGTTGATAGAATCTCTGCCATCTTCTTTTGAATCTGGAGTTCTTACGGGCTTCCCAGTTGCCATCCTCAAATCGGGATCTGTCATCTTCGCTCATATTAGCTAGAGATGAGCGATATGCTTTAGCGTCAATGGCTTTGTTGTCAGATAAGTAGGAAGGTATGAATGGCTTATCCTTATTGGTTCCTATCCATCTTACCTTATGCCCTTCGGAGATAGCTACTAGTGCCTCATGTCTAGTCTTGTATTGGGTAGGATCTGGAATAATTCCATAGCGTCTCTTAATCCATGCTGGTCCTGGATTAGATGCTGCTCGCATACGTAAGGGTATCTGCGATAGAACATCGCATTCTCTGCATCCCTTCTTATAGACAGGATCTCCATTGGAATCCATTCCATGCACAACGCACATATTCTTACGTAGGCGAGAGTACATGTATACAAAGTCTGTAGGTTCTGCCCAATTAGCTAATTCCTCAAATCCGATCATCTGGAATTCGGCTGACATGTATCTATCTCTTACCGATGCTTCCCCAATGTATCCCCATTGTAGCGTAGCATCTGGTCCAGGGATATCAGTACCGGGCCAAAAGGTCTTGAAGAACCATTTATGTTCATCTCCTGCATATCGACATTTGCCTAATTCCTTCATTGGAGCTAGCCAATGCTCTGCTCTAGGAATGAGTCCGCCAGATTGCTTTAAGTCAGTCAATTGCTTACGGAAGATGATAGAGGAGAATGTAGGAAGATCGCAATATCGCAATGCTTCCATCAATAACCAATCGCTCTTTCCTCCTCCTGCTGCTCCTCCGAAGAATACTTCCCTTGCATCAGCAAGCATCAATGCAGCTAGTTGTTTAGGGAAAGGATTATGGGACTTAGGAATGAACTCTGACCATTTGATATTCAGCATTCGCTCTAGATCTGATCCTGTCATAGATCTAGGTATTGGGTTGGATACTTGTGGTAATGGTTTATTCGGGTCGAGTCCCGCCCCTATTCCTGGAAGATAAGTAGATGGAGCACAAGGAGGAATTATGCCGAAAGCATTAGGTATGAACGGGTCTGTAGGGTCAGGTAGTATACTATTCTTCGCTTCGTTCTGAATAGACGGGATAGAGTCTAGTTCTTCGGGGGTGAGGAGGATGGAGGGGTCTGGTCCAGTGGGAGGTACGTCTAGGGATGGGTACTTCTTTCTTGGTCCTTTAGGGTATGGGTTCTTTCCTTTGGATACGTCTGGTCCTGTAATGGATCTAGAAGGGGTTGGATCTATAGAGGAGATTGTCTTCTCATCTAGGATTATTCTTGCTGATCTCTTCTTAGCCATGGTAGTATACTTACTATTTTATTTTCTATAATTGAATTGATTTCACGAATACAAGATGGGTTTTATTTAATAGACGATATTTAATTGGGTGTATAGGGTCTATAAATCCTGTATTTTCTCTCAATTATAGACCAATTGGGCCATTGAAGAGAGGATTAGAGGCATTCGAGGATCGTCATATCGGTCGTGAGCGTCTCGAATATCATCCAGGTTATCGGTCGGTACGAGGACGGTGAGGTCCATATCGAGCGGATAGAGGGGATCGTTTGGGTCCATGATTAAGTTCCTTTGTGTGTGGTAGTATACTAGATAATTTACTAGGGGTTGGGATTGGTGGAGGGGTATGGTCAGTGGGTATTTTGCGTCCTAGAGGTATACTAGGGACATTATTACGGACTGTCAAGGGAATTCTTTCAGGATTTTGGTACTGAAGGTAGCCGTAGAGAGCAATTAGTAGTGCATCTGCTGTAGCATGCGTGATCGTAGATACTGGTAAACCCTTGTTAGGACCAGATTTGCATTCGCGGTTAAGGAAAGGGAAACACTTTATAGCTAAATTTTTGGTAATATTCTTATCTCCCTTGGATAGACAGGCTAAAAACCCCTGCCACTTGCGGGGAGACACCAAATTAGGGGGGTATCCTGCTGCAATACAGATTCCTTCTAACTGCCCAAGTGACCTAGCTAGCTTCTTATGTGCTTGGACAGAGAAATTGTTAGAATTATGGGTGTTTAGCATGGGTAACTGAGGCTCTTCTAGGAAGATTTCGCAATGAGTATCTGGTGGGATTTCACTATCGATGTAGGTAGTAGGATTAGGTGCGGAATTGTGAGTGGAGTTAGTATACTGTGGTCCTCCCCCCGCCCTATATTCCTGGAAGATAACGGCTAGTTGTGCCAATGAGTAATCAGCCAGTGAGTATACTATCGTCTCTTTGAATGAATAGAGCGGTATTATTGCTATTCCTCCTGATAGTCCTGGATCTATTCCGATGATGAACATGGTGGTTCCTTTACTGCATTATCTGAAAGATCTATAACATCTACTTTCCAGCTATTCGGAAGCCATATGGATTTACCAGCTTCCAGTCCTCTGACTAAGTCAGCAGCTATTATTTTGTTCTCTATAGCTACTCCATTAGTGAATGATAGTCCTACTTCGTAGTATACTATATATTGTTTCATTATCGAATCTCCTTATTAAGTTGTTCTCTAGCCCATCGTGCTTGAGCATACTGTACTGGATCTGGTACGGTATTGCGTGTTCTGATGTATGCTTCAATCGCCTCATCAGATCGTATTACCGCTAGCTCTAACTCCATCTCTAAATTGCGGGGTTTGTTATTCCAGAAAGATAGTCCTTTTCCATAGATCTGGTTAATAATAGATAAGTATACTTGGGTCCATAGAGAGCGGAGAAGTAGCTCATTAGGTTCAGTAGATGGTCCTTTATATGACTGTATCTCCTTAATTGCATTCAATTCCTTTCCCATAGAAGATACTTGTGCAGTCAGTGAGTTAAGTATACTATCGCTCTTGATAGAGGTACTATCTGGATGCGGAGAGGTAGGTATACTAGGGTTTACTTTTGCCATTGCTGCTTTAATAGGATCATTAGCCATTTCATGGTTCCTTTTGGTAGGGGATGTTTTGAGTGTAAAAATATTTGTAGGGGGTATGGGGTCTAAAGAAAAGGGGGTGGGGGTATGTAAGAGGGGAC